ACCCTGTTCCAAAACGGCACGGTCGCCCTGAATGCAGAGCGCACCGCAGGCCTTGCCGCCAACGTGGTGCGCAGAGCCGAGGTGACCAAGGCCCAGCAGGAAGAGGCGAACAAGGCTGACCAGAAGGCAAACCCCAACGCCGACATCGTTTCGAGCGTAGAGGCACTGGGAGAGCACATCGACAGCATTGCCAGGGCCGTGGCCAACATGAAGGTCCAGATGAACGGCCGGAAACTGGTGGGCGAGATCATCAACGACGTGGACGAAGGGCTGGGGAAGATCAACCGGAGGAACAACCGATGATGGGACGGAGCGCAACTGACCCGGCGCTTTCCTCACAGATCCCCACATTTGCGGGGCTTATTTTTAAGGTATATGACAATGCAGGGGCTTCCCGGGAATACAGCACGAGAGACTTCAACCTGGTCCCCCTGAACCCCCTGCATGTCAATGCCTTTGAGGAAAAATACGAGACGATGGACTTTCCTTCCTACCACGGCACGCCGGAAAAGGCTCCGCTGGGAAAGAGGGTGTTCCAGAACTCGACCGGGAGCTGGGACTTTTATTACGTGGCGGACGGCGTACCACATTCCAGCTGGGATGACTACGGACGGCACGCCATGGACGATGTGCGGGAGCGATGCGGCATCCCCGACAAGACCGAACAGAGCATTCAGCTTTACCCCGACTGGTCGAGCCGGGAAGGTGACTGGACAAGCACCTATTTCCGGCTGATGCGGATCATTCAGGGAAGAGAATGCGAGGTGCGGATGGAGCTGGGCGGAACCGTGCTCTCCACCGCGCAGACGAGAAGCTACAAAGGGCGCTGCTGGATCAGCAACGTCAAGAACGGCAACGACGGACGGGTGACGCTGACCATCTCCTATGACTTCCAGCCGCCTGCCGACATGCTGAGTTAAGGAGGAGCCATGTACCATTCCATCACCATTGGTGACAAGAACACCTGGGATGACTGGAAGATGATCCCGGTCTCCCGGCCTGTGGTGGCTCCCCCGGTGGAGAAAGTCCTCTCCGTGGACGTACCCGGACGAGACGGAACCACCTACCTTTCCAAGAGCCTGACGGGTTACCCGGTGTTCAAGGCCCGGGAGGGAAGCTGGGAGTTTTATCTGGATACGGACGAGTGGCGAGGGCAGAACCTTTCGACCCCTGTAGGAACCGGAGCGCTGGAGTATCTTTCCAGAGCGCTGGCGAAGAGCAACTCGATCCCGGCACAGACCAGGGTGCGGCTGGAGGATGACCCGGCGTTCTTTTATCTGGGGCGTGTCTGGGTGAACGGGGGCATCAAGCAGAAGAACGGGCACAGCGTCGTGACCTTTGCTTACAGCCTTTACCCGTTCAAGTTCCTGTACGACAACATTCAGGAGGACTGGGTGTGGGATACCTTTGGGTTTGAGACCGATCTAGCCGTGCCCTACTGCAAGGACATCCCCATCAAGGCACTCCAGACCAAGACCTTCCGGATGCCGCCCAGCGAAAAACCGAGCCTGCTGCAAGCAAAATGGACCGGGGGCGGCTTGGTGGGGGTTACACTGGCAAAGAGCCAGACCTACCCTTATGACAAAGCGAAAGAGCTGGGGCTTCCGGCGGTGACAGTTTCGCCCATTATGCCCCAGCTGGACGAGGGCATGGGAAAGGTGGACATCGGCCTGATCGACAACGATCTGCGATACGACGTGTACGAAGTATGGGTGAGCGGCCTGATGGGTGAGGGAACGATCAACCTGTATTACCAGCCAGCGTATCTATGACGGATTAAACCTCTCAGTCTCGCTTCGCTCGCCAGCTCCCCTAGTAGGGGAGCCCTTGGCATGGCGTGAAGTTTGCACTGGACGATTAGTGCTATTGCGAAATTTCAAAATGGATGCAGAAAGGAGGGAGGAGCCATCGGATATCAAGTTTATGCGGGAACCATCTCAAAGAAGACGGAGACCTTTAACGGCACGAGTGCTCTGGGGTTCCAGTGGGACACCCGGGAGTGCATCTTTGATTCCCAGGGCGACACGATAGAGGGAAGCGTTTCCAACCGTTTTCTCGAAGACCCGGTGCTGAACCTGGCCAAAAACGAGTTCGGCAGCTTTGAGGCGACCATTCCGTATCAGATCAACACGGCATTCGGCAGCTACAAGAACCCTGTGTACACCACCCTGAAGTACGAGAAAACGTGGCTTGTGGTGGAAGAGGACGGCAAACCGATCTGGCTGGGTTATGTTACCGAGACGGAAAAGCTGTTTGACCTGAGCTACAAGCTGTATGCCGAGGGCGTGCTGGGATATCTCCAGCGATTTGTACCGAAGGTGAACGGTGGAACCTACTACCTGACCACCGACAACCCGCTGGAGCAGTGGTCGAGCGTGCCCTCCAACAGCATCTTCTACCTTGCAACGCAGGCGTTGAAGGACTACTATCAGGGGCCTTACGGGACCTTTGGCATCGGGAAGGTGAACATCCAGCCCGGGCGCACCATCGACACCTCCAACAAGGGAACCCTGTTCGAGAGCCAGTGGAGCCTGCTGAACACCTTTTTGCTGGAAGAATACGACGGATACCTGCGGACACGGATCGTGCGGGCAGACAACGGCACTGCGGTATGGCGGGTGTACATCGATTACCTCGTGGAAACGGATGCCACCACGACACAGACCATTGAATATGGCGTAAATCTGCTGGATTTCAGCTATGTGGAGCAGATGTCCAGCGACGTGGTGACCCGTGTGACCGCATACGGCACCCAGACGACCACCAGCGGATGGTGGATCTTCAAGACGACCACCGTGAGCGCGATCTCGGAGACGGTGCGGGACGAGGCGGCAGAAGCAAAGTACGGCATCATTGAGAAGTGCATCCAGGTCGACGGCAACACGAACAACGACAACCTGCGCAAAGAAGCACAGACCGAGCTGAAGGGGTACAAGCAGAACATCGAGCCTGTGATGACCCTGACCGCTTACGACCGGGTGGACAGCGGGGAAAGCAATGACCGACTGGGATTTCTGATCAAGACCCACATCATCTCCAGCCCCCACGAGATCGACAAGTGGCTGGTGTGCACCAAGCTGAAGCTGCCGCTGGATGCGCCCAACGAGAAGCAGTTCACCTTTGGTCTGACCCCCGAGAAGCTGACCAAACAGCAGGTGCAGAAGCAGGCCATGGACAGCGTATGGACGATCGCACAGGCGATCATCAGTTTCCTGAACCAGCTGCTGGGCAACCTGAGCAGTTCGTAAGGGTTCAAAATGGAGGAGGTTGAGAATAGGAATGGATTTTGATGCGATCATTACGGGCATCCGGAAGGCGATCTATGGCCGGGAAGTCCGTGAATACATCGCCAGCTCGATGGAGTGGACCCGGGACTTTGTGAACCAGAGCATCGCCAACATCAAAGAGCTGCTCCGTCAGGCCGAAGCGGCACGGGATGCGGCGAAGGCAAGCCAGGCTGCTGCCAAGGTGAGCGAGACCAACGCGAAGGCCAGCGAGAATGCGGCCAGGGCAAGCCAGAACGCTGCGGCATCCTCTGCTTCTGCGGCGGCAGGTTCGGCCAGCGCGGCGAAGACCAGCGAGACCAATGCCAAGGCAAGCGAGAATGCGGCAAAGACCAGCGAGACCAAGGCGAAGACCTCGGAGACCAACGCCAAGGCCAGTGAGAATGCGGCCAAGACCTCGGAGACCAACGCAAAGACCAGCGAGACCAATGCTAAGAGCAGCGAAACAAAGGCTGCCACCAGCGCCGCCAACGCTAAGACCAGCGAGACCAATGCGAAAGCCAGCGCCGACAGCATGGGAACCAGCGTGGCCACCTGCACCGCCAAGGCCAAGGAAGCCGAAGCAAGCGCAGGGAAGGCCAAGACCAGCGAGGGGAATGCGAAGACCAGCGAAGGAAACGCCAAGGCCAGCGAGAACGAAGCCCGCCAACTGGTGGAAGCGGCCAAGAAGGTGGTGAACACCGACAAGACCCTGACCATTGACGGCGCACCCGCGGACGCAAAGACCGTTGGCGACAAGTTCAAAAGCATCAAGACCGACTGGAATTCCGTGACGGATAAACCGAGTACGTTTCCACCGAGTGAGCATAACCACTCAAAATTGGCGTTCGAGCAAAATAATGAAGTGAATTTTGTTGGCACCCCGAAAGACAAAACTGTCTACTGGGGATACCGAGACAGCACCATTGATGAGTATCGGTTTAGTGACGGTCGAGGAAGCGGCGCTTTTGCAAATGTCAGGGCCAACAAATTCATTGGTTCGCTGGATGGTGGGGTCACTGACTATAACAACTCGGGCAATGCCATTAAAATCGGTTATGCGGGTGACGGCCTTAACACGTCGAACCTGACCCATATTGCCGGTTATACGGACAACGGTACGAAGATCAAGGATGTCAGCAAGGCTGTTTTGCAGAGTTGGCTGGGTGTGACAACCATTAGATCCCAAACCAGTGACCCCGGTGCGGGAAGCAGCCTTGCAACCGGCTCTATCCTGCTGGTGTACGCATAAGGAGGACAGAACATGGCAATTTATACCGGAATTGGCGGAAGTGCCAAGTCGGTCTCCAAAATCTACACCGGCGTGGATGGTACCGCAAGGCCAGTACACAAGGGCTATATCGGCGTGGACGGCGTGGCCAAGAAGTTCTATGACGGCGGCAATCCCATCAGCTCCTTTGCACTGGGGACGGAATTTGGCATTGCAGACCCGAGCGGCAAGACCTGCTGGTATAAGCTGGTGCACAAGGGTGTTCCTGGCGGCGGGTTGTACGACAGCACGGCCAACGGCGCATGGCTCTGGAGGACGAACGTTGCAGGCTCAACAGCGATCGATAGCAGTAACTACATCTACGGTTACGAAGGGTGGGCACTGGACAACTGGTGTGTCAACTACCCGGGCGGAAATATCAAGTCCAGCGTGGCAAACCGCCTGATGACCGTGCATCTGCCCTACGTGAAGCGGGCGGATTACAGCTCGGCCAAGGTTTCCTCCGGCTCAAACGGCCTTTCGAGAAAGTGCTTTCTGCTTTCCGCGGTCGAGATGGGTGTTTACACCTGGCAGGGCATAGATGGCCTGATGGCGCAAGAAGGTGCAAAACTGGATTACTTCGACTACACGACTGCTGCCACCGACAAACGAAAAGCAGACACTGAATACTGGACACGCTCCAAGCGAAGCTACAACGGCAACTATATGTACACGTTTTATGCGGACGGAAGTTTCTCCAGTGCAGGCCGCCACAGAGAGGACTCGTACGGCCTGCGCCCCTGCATTGTGTTGCCGCTGAATACGCTGGTGACAACGGTTACCTTTTTATGGACCTCCAGTAACTATATTAACTGAGCACCCGGAAAGGAGAGTTCAAAATGGAAGAAACAGCGATCCGCCCCGGGTACACGATACCGACCGAGACCGACGGCACCCCGGCAGATTACAGCGCGATCGAGGCTGCGGTAAACGCACACAACCAAAATGCACAGCCCGGGGAAGCTTACTGGGGCATCCGGCTATGCGGAGCGGAGTACGAGGTGTACGAATACGGGGAAGTCCCACAGCCGCCGACCGCCGAAGAGCTGGCTGCGCAGGAAGCGGCCCAGCAAAAGGCAGCGGCAAAGCAGAAAGCCGTGGACACCCTGCCCGAAACACTGGCCGCCCTGCAAAGCGCCCAAACCGACACCGACAGCCTGGTGGTGGATCAGGAGTACCGGTTGACCATGTTGGAGCTGGGGGTTACGCCGGAGGAATAAGAGTCGGGTCAGCCCATTTGTATCGTTTCGCTTATTGGCGCACTGAAAAGGAATGCTGATGAGCGATTTTTTTACATTAAGATGGCTCATGCAGAACGTGAGCAGAAAGGAATCAAAATGGAACTCTACAACACCTGTGCACGCCTGATCGAACGCGGCAAGACCAACGGGATGCAGCGGAAGCTGGATATCTTCTTTGCCAACGACCGCCTGACCGAAGAGGAGTACGAAAAGCTGTGCACCCAGCTGGCCGAGAAACTGAAGGAGCAGGGGAATGCTTGATGTCATCGACGTTTCCCGCTGGCAGGGAACCATTGACTGGAAAAAAGTCAAGGCCAGCGGCAAAGTAGGTGGCGTGATGATCCGTGCAGTTTCCACCAAGAGCGGGCAGCTCTACGTCGATCCGTGCTTTGAAGCGAACTATGCCGGGGCCAAATCTGTGGGTTTGCCGGTTGGCGTATATGCTTACACCGTTGCGGTAACGGAAGGCATGGCGAAGAAGGAGCTGAACCTGCTCAAGACCTGCCTGGAAGGAAAGAGCTTTGAGCTGCCCATTGCTATGGACGTGGAGGACCCCCGTCTGAAAAGTCTGCCCGCAGCCGAGTTGACGAAACTTGTCAAAATGGAGCTCAGGGAGATCGAAAAGTGGGAGCTGTATGCGATCCTGTACACCTACTCGAACTTTGCCGACTACAACCTGAACATGTGGCAGCTGAATGACTTTGACCTATGGCTGGCGGACTACCGGAACAAGCGGCCGACCCGCAAGCACGGTATGTGGCAGTACAGCTCCAAGGGCAAGGTGGCTGGTGTGAGCGGCGTGGTGGACATGAACCATGTCTACAAGGATTACCCGAGTATCATTGCAAAAGCGGGTCTGACAAGCGTGAAGGGAGCGTGAACCCCACGGAAAGCTTTATCGTGACCCATTTCAACGAGGTGGTCTCCCTGATCATCGCGGCGGCGCTGGGATGGGCGGGGAAGGCGTTCTACGCCACCATCCAGGAGCAGAAGGCACTGAAAAAAGCGGTGAAGGCTCTGCTCCACGACAGACTCTATCAGAGCTGCCGGTACTACATCCATCAAGGGTACGTTGACTCGGAAGGGCTGACCAACGTGGGGCTTGTATACGAGGCGTACCACGAACTGAAGGGCAACGGCACCGGCACGAACCTGTACGAGCGGATGGAGGCACTGCCGCTGAGGGAAGATCACACAGCCTGAACAGGAGGACTTCAAAATGGAGAAATACACCAATGCAAGTGCTGCGACCTGGGCGAGAACCATCTGCCTGATCGTGGCGCTGCTGAACAGTCTGCTGGCTTCGTTCAACAAGAGCCCGCTGCCCATCGACAACGAGCAGCTCCAGCAACTGGTCAGCACCCTTATCACCGTTGTGGTGGCCATTATCAACTGGTGGAAGAACAACTCCTTCACCAAGGAGGCCATCGAGGCAGACGAACTGTTTGCACGGCTGAGGGCGGAGAACAACGCCAGAAAGTAATCAAAATGGAGCCTGAAGTTGAGTTTTGTTGGGATGATATTCTGGCGGATGACGTAGGGCTCTGAGGAGAATACCCTGTAGGCTGCCTTCGGGCGGTTTTTACAGGGTATTTTCTTTTTTTTTTTTTGCGTGCGAATAGTCCATGGGAGCGATGGGCTGAGGATGAAAGATTCAAAATGTAGTTTTGATGTGGCGGTGGAAAATCAACATTTTTTTCGGAAGATGGACGATTGCGACATAGAATTAAAGAAACGCGCAGGAACGTAAAATGAGGTTTGATGATTGTGCATCAATTGTACACGAGTGGAAAGGAACAGGCGATGATGCGATGGATTTTTCGTACAAAAGAATCTGCGCAGGACGATTTTTCACCCCGGCTGTGCAAACTATACAAACTTTTGTCCTTTTTTTCTCAGTCGGGCGGGATTGACATTTTTTGCGCTGGCGCGTATAATTCGGCCATGGTCAAACTGGGAGAAACGGGTGAAGAACCGGGAAAAGGGGGAGAAACGGATGCAGAAATTCCTGCGGCGGCTGGAACGCTTTTCACAGTCGCTGCTGTCGCCGCTGTCTTATCTTTCGGCGGCGGGCCTGCTGCTGGTGCTGGGGGCGCTGCTCACCAGCAAGCCCTTGTGTCAGGCGCTGCCGGTGCTGCAGTGGGCTCCGCTGCAGCTGATGGGTCAGCTGCTTTACAACGGGATGATGGTGCTCATCAACAACCTCAGTGTCATTCTCTGCGTGGGGGTGGCAGCCGTGCGCGCTAAAACCGAAAAGCAGGATGCCGCCCTGCTGGCGCTGATGGCCTATCTGGTGTTCCTCACAGCCAACCACACCGCGCTGGAAGCGCTGGGACTGCTTGCCCAGCCGAACGGGATGACCGGCCTTGCGGGCACGGGCCAGACCACCATTCTGGGCATTCAGGTGGTGGACACCGGTGTGGCAAGCGGCATCGTGCTGGGCTTTGCGGCGGCGTG